ATCAAACAACAAACATAACCCACGGCACGGTTTGTATTAGTGGTAAACTTACCAGTTACAAAACGAAAGCCGAGGCTCATAACAAACTACAAGAGCTTGGTTATGCGGTCAAGACAAGCTTGACAAAGGATGTCACGATCCTAGTAAACGAAAGCGGAGTTGAATCTGCTAAAACTAAGAAAGCCAGAGATTCTGGCGTTCAAATCATAACTAACCTTTTAAATTTTATTGGAGAATAAAAAACATGGCACTACCTAAATGGACTGATGAGCGTACTACCGCCCTCACTGATTTTGTCGGTGGCGAAAGCCCCGTATCCCAAGCAACTGTTGCAGAAGCAGCAGATCAGCTTGAAACCTCTACTCGTTCTATCTCAAGCAAATTGCGAAAGATGGGACACGACGTAGAGTTGGCCTCGGCCAATGCTTCACGAGCGTTTAACGATACTCAAGAAGCTACTCTTTCTGCTTTTGTCGCTGACAATAGTGGTACATATACTTACGCTGAAATTGCATCTCATTTTGAAGATGGTGCTTTCTCTGCTAAGTCAATTCAGGGTAAGATCCTGTCTATGGAACTAACTGGCCACGTCAAGCCTGCTCCTAAAGTAGAAGCTGTACGCACGTACTCTCCTGCTGAAGAAGTTACCTTTGTATCTATGGTACAAGCTGGTGCTTTCGTTGAAGCAATCGCGGCTGAGCTAGAGCGTTCTGTAAACTCTGTACGCGGCAAGGCTCTTAGCCTACTTCGTTCTGGAGACATTGATGCTATTCCTCGTCAAGAGACTACCAAAGGCTCTTCTAAAGAAGATCCGTTGGCTAGCTTGAGTGACATTGGTAGCATGGGCGTTGAAGATATCGCTGAAGCGATTGGCAAAACTGCTCGTGGCGTCAAGACTATGCTAACTCGTCGTGGCCTTTCAGCCGCTGACTATGATGGCGCATCTAAGAAAGAAAAAGCATCTGCTTAATCCTTCTTGACCTAGAACTGCCGAGCACTCCTCGGTAGTTCCTTTTTTTAGATTTGAAATCGGGAGACTTTCATTGAACATTGCTAGTGCGCTTATTAAGCAAGTGCTTACGCTACAGGACTTTCAGACCTGGAGTGTGGCGCACAAGCAATATTTTGCAACTGAATATCATAGTCTGTATAAGGTTATTGATAAGCATTGTGAAGAGTTTCATAGAATGCCTACGATTGAAGATCTAAAGTTTGAGATTCGTGATTCAGCTACTCGTGAAAAACTGTACGCAGTAGAAGCTATTGAGGTCGATGCCGATCCCAGTATGCTTCTTGAGTATCTGAAGAACGAATACACTCAAAAAGAAATTCTGGACTCACTAGAAGATTATATTGAAAATTCTGTCGCATTTGAGAATGCACAGGAATCAGTAAACCACCTACATCAGATCGTCCTAGACGTTGAAGATAAGGTTGATCTCGAAGACCCACAAGAAAGTATGCAACGTATTGACTTGTTTGAGCCAGAAGAAGATTTAGCCAAGTATATACCTCTCGGACTCAATGAAGAGTACGACCACGACATTAAGTTCTCTCCTAGAGATCTTGTTATGTTCGGAGGTAAAAGAGGTGCGGGTAAATCAGTTATTTGTGCAAACATTGCTAACAGTGTTTACGCTTCAGGAAGATCGGCTATATATTTCACTATTGAGATGGATAGCCGGTCGATCCTTCAACGATGTTGTTCCATTGCTACCCAAGTTCCTTTCTCTCGTCTTCGTACTCAGAATCTGAGTGTAACCGAGTGGGAAAAAGTAGCTACGTGGTGGGCAGGTCGTTATGTTGATGGGCAAGATCGTTTGAAAGATTATAGACAGCATCGTGACTTTGAAAAGTTGCACATCTCACTAAAGAATACCTGCGAGCTTCTCCCGACTCAGCAGTTAGACGTAGTGTATGATGCATCTCTTACTCTATCCAAGATTCGTGCAGAACTTGACAAAAAAGTCAAGTCTCTGAATGTTGGTGTCATTATTGTTGATTATATTAATCAAGTAAAACGGTCTAGTCTTCCATCGCGTGGCGGTCAGTACGATTGGACTGAGCAAATCGAAGTAAGTAAAGCGTTGAAATCAATGGCACAAGAGTACGATTGTACCGTAATATCTCCCTATCAAACAGATGCTACAGGCGAGGCTCGCTTTGCTAAAGGTATTCTTGATGCGGCAGATGCGGCTTATGCACTAGAAACTTGGGATCATGAAGATGAATGTATTACATTTAACTGTGTAAAAATGCGTTCAGCCTCTATGAACTCCTTTACTTCTACAGTAGACTGGGATACCTTAAAGATAGGCCCAGAGACAGCGATGACTCCTAAAGAGAAAGAAGATTCTTCGCACAAAACTGGCGAAGACATTGATGATCTTTAAAAATATTTCTTGACTTTTGATCTTCTTTTGCGTATAATATACGGATACTTTAAAGGAGAATAGCAAATGGCACTTTCATTCGGCAGTTTACGACACTCTTATTCAGGTAGGAAGCGTAGACCTCTGCCCAAATCTAAACGATATACACCTAAGTTTGAACCCTTAGAAGAGACTACGACTTACCGTAGAGACACTCAATATTATAGTTCTGCCTCAGTAGATGGTGGATCTTGTGAAGCTGTAGACCGCAGTTATACTGCCGGTGCAGACTTTACTGTAGCCCCTGCATATAACAAGGGAGCTTATCAAGTTATTAGTAAAGAAAACATAAAGGATATAGGAAGATGATTAAAAATAGATATGGCGATAGCTGGTGTTGGGAAAAGCAAGACGAGAGCATCTACAGATTTATTATGACAGGTAGCTCGCTTGAGTATTGTCGTTACGGCGGCAAAGAAGGTCAGGATAAGATTGACAACCAGGACTTAGGAATGTTCGATCCTAGTGGCGGCCCTTATATTAGTCTAGGGCAGACTATCGAAGGCAAAGAAATAGTACGGCTTCGAAAGACAGGTGACTACTTCTATGCTGAAGTAGCATAATGACAGTAGAAGAACTATTAGTATCAAGACAAGTATATTTTGTACCTAAAGGTGCAGATGCTATTGTTACGTGTCTCAATCCTGAACACGATGATAGTAGCCCTAGTATGCGTATTGACAAGATCACAGGGATATTTAACTGTTTCTCCTGTGGATACAAAGGCAACATTTTTACCCATTTTGGTGAAAAGGCAAACCAATTACAACTAAGACGAGAATTACTCAAAAAAAGTATTAGAGAGAAGAGGTCTGAGTCGGTTGGTTTGTCCTTTCCCAAGGGTTATGTTCCTTACATAGGTAACTGGAGAAATATTAAACCAGAGACATATAAAAGATTTGAAGCGTTTCAACATCATGATACTGACCACATTGGTCGTATTGTGTTTCCTGTACGAGATATATCAGGTCGCATAGTATCATTCAACGGTCGTCATACTACAGGCGGAACGCCTAAGTATATGATCTCGCCTGCGGGTGCAAAGCTACCTCTCTACCCTATAGTAGAGCCGATACAAGGCTCCATTATCTTAGTAGAAGGTATATATGATATGGTAAATTTACACGATAAAGGACTAACTAACGCAGTTTGTACCTTTGGAACAAAGAACATAAATGAAGATAAATTGCGAATGCTTTCTATACAAGGTGTAGAAGAGGTAATAATTTTCTTCGATGGAGATAGCGCAGGACAGGATGCCGCAGTAGAAGTAAAAGAGATAGCAGAGCGAGTAGGCTTGTTATCTAGAAACGTAGCTCTAACGGATACTGATCCAGGAGCACTACCTTTAAAATCAGTACAAACACTAAAGAGAAAATTATATGCCTAAAGTTGCATTAGTAGAAACTAAACCAAGTAAAACAAATTTCAAGAAAGAGTTTGATGAAGAGTTCGAGTTTGATCAATATCAGCTATGCTCAGATCCTTACCTTAAAAAAGTACTAAAACGAGATTGCGATATTGAAATTGATATTGATGCCTACGACTGGATTATTGTTGTAGGCAGTGACGCACTCAAATATTTCACCTCTGTGAACTCAGTCACAGAATACTCTGGTAAGAAAGTCGAAGAAAAGTTCTTACCTGTCATTAACCCTGCCATGCTCGCATTTAAGCCAGAGGCTCAGCGTACATGGGACGACTCCAAGCAAAGTATCATAGAGTACATAACTGGTAATAAACAAGATACCGTAATAACTACATACAATGCGTGGGGCATACAAGATACGGAGGAAGCTAATGCTTTTATACGCGCTGCTATTTCTGCCCCTCTGCCTTATGTTGCTCTTGACTCGGAAACAACCGGACTATATCCACGTGATGGGCATATGCTTGGCATCTCTCTTAGCTATGAAGCTGATCGTGGAGCATATATAGATACAGAATGCTTCGATGAAGAGAGCGAGGCTTTGTTGCAAGAATTGTTTGACAAGAAGACTATAATATTCCACAATGCCAAGTTTGATATGGCATTCTTTGAGTACCATTTCAACTTTAAATTCCCTAGCTTTGAAGATACTATGTTACTGCACTACTTGATTGATGAGAACCCCGGTACTCATGGTCTGAAGCAGTTATCAATGAAGTATACAATCTATGGAGATTACGAGAAGCCGATGTATGAGTGGATAGACAACTATCGTAAGCAGAACGGTATTCTCAAAAATGACTTTAACTGGGGAGATATTCCCTTTGACATAATGAAACTATACGCAGGTATGGATGCTGCTTGTACTTTTCTTATCTACGAGAAGTTTGTAAAGATTAAACAAAATAAACGTCTAGCTAAAGTCTATGACAACATACTAATACCTGGGTGTCGTTTCTTAACGGACATTCAAGACAATGGCGTACCCTTTGATAAGCACCGTCTGCTTATGGGCCAGTCTCTTATGCAAGAACAGATCGACGAAGCAGTAGTAGAACTATACAAGCATCCTGCTATTAGTAAATTTGAGAAAATTAATGGAAAAGATTTTAATCCTAACAGCACTGTTCAGCTCCGTAGCTTACTTTTTGATTTTATTGGTCTCAACCCTACTGGAAAGAAGACTGGTACAGGTGCAAATAGCACAGATGCAGAAGTACTTGGAGACTTGGCAACGCAATCAGAAGTTCCTGGACTCATACTCGCTATCAGACAAAAGTCTAAAATTAAGAATACTTATCTGGACAAGATCTTTCCGCAGTTGGATAGAGATAGTAGACTACGCACAGGATTCAACCTTCATGGTACAACTAGTGGCCGTCTTAGTTCTAGTGGTAAACTTAATATGCAACAGTTACCTAGGGATAATCCTATTGTAAAGGGTTGTATCAAAGCAGCGACTGGACACAAGATAGTTGCAATGGATTTAACAACCGCTGAAGTGTATGTTGCGGCTGTACTCGCAAAAGACAAAGCACTTATGGATGTGTTCCGTGCAGGAGGTAACTTCCACTCACAGATTGCAAAGAAAGTATTTAAACTACCTTGTGAGGCTAGCGAAGTAGCAGAGTTATATGGTATGCAACGTCAGGCCGCTAAAGCTGTGACCTTTGGTATCATGTACGGTGCAGGTGCGAATAAGATTAGTGAGCAGGTCACAAAAGATAGTGGTAAACCTTTCACTAGAAACGAAGCTCAAGAAGTAATTGATGATTACTTTAAAGAGTTCCACAGATTAAAATCATGGATTGAAGAGAACCAGAAGTTTATTCAACAAAATGGTTTCATTTACAGCTACTTCGGTAGGAAAAGGAGATTACCAAATGTCGCCTCAACAGATAAAGGCATCCAGAGTCATAGCGTTAGGTCTGGTCTTAATTTTCTGGTGCAGTCTGCTGCTTCTGATATTAACTTATTAGGTGCCATAGACATGAACTCGTGGATTAAATCAAACAATAAAAAAGCACGTATCTTTGCATTAGTACACGATTCTATCTTAGCAGAAGTACCTGACGATGAAGTCGATGAGTACATGATAAAGCTAGCACAATTTATACAAATGGATAGAGGTCTTTCTATCCCAGGAACTCCTGTAGGTTGTGACTTCGAGATTGTGCACGAAGACTACTCAGGAGGAAAATTCGAGAAAATGTATGGAACAATCTAAAACTTTAAAAAATTATTTACACCGAGTAGATCTAGATTTAACTGGTTTGTGCAACCGTACTTGTTACTTTTGCCCAAGAACTTTTAAGTCTTATCCCAATGTTAATGAGCATATGAGCCTAGAAACTATAGAGATAGTTCTTAAAGAATTAAGAACTTTCGGTTTCAAAGGTGTCATAGAACTAGCAGGTAGAGGTGAGCCTACTTTACATAAAGATTTTGGAAAAGTAGTAGATTTAGTCACTGCACAGCCAAGAAATTGGAAAGTACGAGTAACAACAAACGGGTATAGGATAGATAAGTTGTGGGGAGAGTATGCAAAAATAGATGAATTAATTCTTAATACATACACTAACCAAGAAGATTCTGACCTAATGCGAAAGAAGTATGTTGAGCTGCCTAATGGTAGGCGAATAGAACATTACTTTAAGCCCGATACAAATACTGTTGAACAGATGAATAAACTAGGAAAGCAAGAAGATACTGTTAGTGGTGGTCACTTTACCTACCAGTTTAATAACAGGGCAGGAGTGTTTAGCGATAAGGGAAGTACTGCAGGATGCTTTCATCCTATACGTCAAATCTTTATTGACTATCATGGTAACTACCAGATGTGTTGTAATGACTGGAAGTATCAAATAAAGATAGGTAATGTACACGACCGAAGCCTAATAGATATGTACGAAAATGACCCTAAGCTTAATAGAATACGTTGGAGGTTGCTGAATAACAATAGAAGTGCAATTCTTCCTTGTAAAACGTGCGATGATAAACAAGGGGAATCAAAAAACTCAATACACTGGATAAATAAAATAAAAAGTCTAGATGTATATAAACAAGGTATTATCCCTTCGGCTAAAGTAGGGGCTATATACGATGACGAGTTAACAGGAATAGAGATGAGACCGGTGTTTATTGAAGAATGATTGTAAATTATAAAACTATAGACTCTATTATAGAGTACCCTGTATTCTTACTACCTTCAGGAAACTGGGATGTTCAAGACGGTCTTTTAATCTTAGAGGACTTAGTGGTAGACGATAAAAATAAAGAAGGAAGAACTTTAGGTGCTAGACGTATGCAGACTGCTCATAAAGATGTGATGCCGTTAAAAAAGATGCTTACTTCTTATAATGGAATATTAAAACAAAAAACAAGATGTTTTATAGATAATGTCGGTGTACCCTTTATATATGAAAAAACTAAGTTTGTTCAACTAAAATATATTAAAATTAAAAAGGTGCAGCAAAAAGATATTGCTACACTAATATGGGTGAAAGGAGCTAACGCTCCCTTTACCGTTCCACGCCCACCCGAGGAAGGATATACTTGGGCTGGGGTTCTGCACTTACATGGACTTCCGTGGGTGCTTTATGAGTATTCGGAGACGAAACTCAAAGATACCAGAAAGAAAATATAATATGGCTAAAAAGAAAAAGACGCTTGCAGGGGTTAATTTTGACCTACAAGAAATAGAACCTTTAACACGTAACCAGCTTAAAGTATTTGAATCCAATAAACATCTCGTACTGCATGGACTCGCAGGAACAGGTAAAACATTTATATCCTCATATCTAGCATATGATGATATGGCGAAAGGATCGTTTCAAAAGCTAGTAATTATACGAAGTGCTGTACCTACTAGAGATATTGGTTTCTTACCAGGGACAGAGAAAGAAAAAGCTTCAGTGTATGAAGAACCTTATAAAGATATTGCTAATGATCTGTTTGGTAGAGGCGATGCCTATGAAATACTTAAACAGAAAAATTTAGTAGAGTTTATGACTACTTCATTTATACGAGGAATTACACTCAGGGATGCAGTTATTCTTATTGATGAGTGTCAAAATATGTCTTTTCATGAGTTAGATTCTATTATTACTCGTATGGGTGAAAACTGTAGAATCATATTCTGTGGAGACTTTAGACAGGCTGATCTTAGGGCTAATGGTCTAAAAGACTTCTTCCAAGTTCTTAAACGAATGGATCTATTTACTTTCGTAGAGTTTGAGGTAGAAGATATTGTTAGATCCGAGTTTGTTAAATCCTATATTATTGCAAAGAATGAATTAGACTTATGAAAATACCCGTAGTAGCAGTAGACCAGCACATCTTTTTGGAACATAGAAGAAATCAAGAAGCTCTGCATTGGTCCAAAAACGCAAAGGACTCTCCTTTACATTCTATTCTGACAGTAGAAGTTAATACTACAGAGCTGTGTAATAGAACCTGCGAGTTTTGCCCTAGACATAATCCTGAAGTGTTTCCTAATAGAAACCTTCATATGACCGTAAAAGGTGCTGTTACTATTTCAAAAGAGCTTGCGTCCAACGATTTTAAAGGCAAGATATCTCTCAGCGGGTTCGGAGAAAACCTACTTAATCCTCAGTTTCCAGAAATAGTATCAGCATTTAGAGAACATTTACCTGATGCTATTATAGAATGTAATACTAATGGGGATAAGCTGACTAAAGAGTACGCAGAAGACTTGATTTCGCTACGGGGTCTAGACATACTTTATATCAACTTGTACGATGGTATAGAGCAACTAGAGCACTTTGATAAGATTATGGAAGGTATATCTCAAGAACACTATAAGTACCGTATGCATTGGGGTGATTTTGAAAAACATGGTTTAATTTTAAACAATCGAAGTGGAGTCATGGACTGGGTGGGGGTCGAGGAGAGTAGTGTTACTGCACTACAAGGTAAGCCTTGTCACTACCCGTTCTATAAAATGTTTGTCGATTGGAACGGTGATGTACTGTTCTGCAGTAATGATTGGGGCAGAGAGCATGTAGTAGGTAACTTATTACAAGATTCTCTATACGATGTGTGGTTCAGTAAGCCTATGACCAAGATTCGTAAAAAACTAATGAAGGGCGATAGATCTATGTCTCCCTGCAATAAATGTAGCGTAGATGGTTCTCTGTTTGGAAAACCTTCATTTGATCTAGTAAAGGAGCACTATGAAAATTCTAATAACAGGTAAGAGTACTCTTGCAAACATTCTCCAAGAGAGATATCTAGATACTACTAGCTGTAGGATTGAAGATATATTACGAGGTGAGATTGTACTTGATGAGTACGATATATTTATTAACTATGCTCATGTAGGCTTCAAACAAGTAGAGCTACTAGAATATGTCTTCAACGAGTGGAAAGCAGACACTAGCAAGCTTATAATAAATATATCTTCTAGGGCAGCTCAACCTAATATTTCTTGTGGGTATATGTATGCGGCACAGAAAGCGGCATTGAATCATTATGCAAACAATATAACTTACAACTGCGTAGGCAAGCAATGCAGAGTTACCACGCTAAACCTAGGTCTCATGGACAGCACTCTACCCAGTCTTGATTGGGGCCATGTGTACGAAATGATCAAAACTATTATAAGCACAGACGTAGATATACCAGATTTAACTATGCAACATTCGTATAACTACAAGATGCTACAACAGGATAAAGGCATATACCTTTGGAGTCTAAAAAATGAAAGCGGTAATTAGTCACAGAATATACATGGATTGTACAGAAGAAGTACAGGAGAGAATCGACAAAGAACTCACTTATACTATTCCTACGCACAATCCTCTTGATCCCCCAGAGGTGATTAAGAATATGGGAATTATTCGTAAAGGGTTAGTGTCACTACCTATCGGACGTATGGACTTGATACCATCCAATTACGAAATAATTGATAAGCGGGTACACAAGCCTATAGACTTTCCACCGTTTAAGTTTGAACTACGACAGAGCCAGCAAAAGGTACATGACGAGATCGAAGACAATGCCATAATTAACGCATGGGTCAGTTGGGGCAAGACTTTTACAGGTTTAGCCATAGCAGGTAAACTCGGTCAGAAAACACTTGTTGTTGTCCATACTGTCCCTCTGCGTAATCAATGGGCAAAAGAAGTAGAGAAAGTCTTTGGATTTAAAGCTGGCATCATAGGCAGTGGAAGATTTGAACTTGATGCTCCTATCGTAATTGGGAATACGCAGACTTTGTACCGAAACGTAGACAAGATTCGTAAAGAGTTTGGGACAGTCATACTAGACGAGATGCACCATGTTAGCAGTCCGACCTTCAGTAAGATACTAGATACAAATTACTGTAGATATAAGATAGGTTTATCAGGAACTATAGAAAGAAAGGATGGTAAACACGTTGTGTTCAGAGATTACTTTGGTAATACTCTTTTCAAGCCACCAAAAGAAAACTATATGACCCCTAAGGTACATCTGGTTGCATCTGAGATTCGTTTTATGGATGGGGCTAAAATACCTTGGGCTAACAGAGTGACTAAGCTAGCTAACGATGAAGAGTATAGGCACACAGTAGCAATGTTAGCCGCTGCTTATGCCGCTAGAGGTCATAAGGTTCTAGTAGTAAGTGATAGAGTAAGTTTTTTGAAGGCGTGCTCTGAGCTTACAGGAGACAAATCAGTTTGTGTAACAGGAGACGTACCACACGAAGACAGAGAAAAGCTAGTAGATGAGATACTCTACGGAGACAAAAACGTATTATATGGGACTCAAGCAATTTTCTCAGAAGGTATATCAGTAGATACCCTTAGTTGTCTTATACTGGCAACACCTATAAACAATGAGCCTTTATTGACACAGCTATGTGGACGTGTGATTCGTAAAAAAGAAGGTAAGATTGACCCGGTTATTATAGACATACACTTAAAAGGAAACACAGCGCGAAAGCAAGCCTCAAACCGTGTAGGCTTCTACATGAAACAAGGCTGGGAGATGAAATACTTATGATAAGACCAAACTTTAAATTCGAAGATTTAATTGCTCCTATGACTATAGAAGCATTTAGAAGCACTGTTAAAAACAAAAAACCTATAGTTATTAGAAAAAATAACTTTAAAGAACATTTCTTTAGTAACATTACAACTTGGTCAGATATTTCTAAGTATGTAGCAAATGATAGAGCTAGTTCTGGTCTGCAGATGATTAAACCGGACGGTACTAAGTTATGTAAAGAGAGAAATAATTTACACACTAAGCCTATCCCTGCCTGGACAGCTAAAGACTGGTACGATAAAGACATGGTTAAAGATATCTGGCTAGAAGGTGGTAGTATGATTCTTACAAAAGCTTCTATGATGAGTCCTAATATGTCTGCTATATCTGCCTGTTTAGAACAAGAGTTTAAGAATAGTGCTGCTGATGCACATTTTTATTGCTCGCCAAAGAAAAATGCAGTCTCTTTTGAAAGCCATGCAGATCAAGATGATAACTTTCTAGTACATGCAATAGGTAGTGTACACTGGAAAGTATATGATGTATTCGCAAGAAGCGAAACAGTAGAAGGAAGAAAAAAGTTTACTAGTAGACTTACCATGACAGATAAAGAAGCTAGCAAATTTAATACGATTATTGATACAATTTTACACCCAGGAGACTTATTGTATATTCCTTCAGGTATGTTTCATAAAGCTGTTCCGGAGACCGCAAGAGTTTCTATATCGGTGCCTCTACAGGAAAATACAAGTTCGTTACCCATAAATAGAAATTATTTTGACTTTGAAAAAAATAATTCTTGACAAAAACGTTAAAAGGAAGTATAATAGTGCTCTTATTTGATTGGAAAAAGGTTTTTGATACGACACACGGCAATATTGCTGAGTGTAATTTGGTTATGGAAATGTTAATAAAACAACAGATCCCTAGAAACAAATACGACAGTATCTATAAACATTCTAATAAAGATTTTTCTGGCGACAGCTTTCTTCTTCATGGAGAGATGCTTCTTTACCATTCTTATAAGTATACACAAAAAGAACTTTGCATATATTACGCCCTTGCTGCATTACGCAGTACTGCGGAATATCTCGCATCGTACAAAACTACGCTAGACCCACTACATTGTCCTGTGGGCTTAGATGAAATCAACGATAATAGGCTACTCATAGTACTACCGGACGAAATAACGTTCATCTATGAAGAAGTCACACTGGAGACTATACACTAATGGCACTATCATTTAATAAGCAAACGGGCGGAGCCCAAAAATCCTCAATCTCAACCTATCAGTATAAAGACGGCGACAACAAGATGCGCGTAGTTGGCGACATTCTTGCACGTTATGTCTACTGGATTAAAGGTGAGAACGACAAAAACATTCCTATGGAGTGCCTATCTTTTGATAGAAACTCTGAAAGATTTAATAATCAAGACAAAGACTGGGTTAGAGAGTATTACCCTGACCTTAAATGTGGTTGGAGCTACGCTACTCAGTGTATTCAAGATGGCGAAGTCAAAGTAGTAAACTTAAAGAAGAAGCTGTGGGAGCAAATTATTACTGCCGCAGAAGATTTAGGCGATCCTACTGACCATAATACTGGCTGGGACATTTGTTTCAAGCGAGTAAAAACTGGCCCACTTCCTTACAATGTTGAGTACCAACTACAAGCACTCAAGTGCAAGCCTCGTGCCCTAGATGCGGCTGAGTTAGCGGCTATTGCCGACCTTAAGTCTATGGATGATGTTATGTCTCGTCCTACTCCAGATGCACAGAAAGAGTTACTTGATCGAGTCCGTAACCACGGTGATGAGACTGATGATGAAGCTCTTGATGCGGAGTTCAACGTAGGATGATCCTATTTACGGCAGACTGGCACATCAAGCTGGGACAGAAAAATGTCCCAGTAAAGTGGGCTACAAACCGTTATCAAATGTTCTTTGACCAAGTTTACGAACTAGAAAAAGAATGTAATATGCACATAATCGGAGGCGATCTCTTTGATCGTCTTCCGAATATGGAAGAGTTAGAGCTTTACTTCAGGTTTATTCGTGGAGTAAAGATTCCAACTATTATTTATGATGGAAACCATGAAGCTACTAAAAAGAATAAGACTTTCTTTACTCAGCTAAAGCAAGTTAGTAGGGATATTAATCCTCTTATTCAGATAGTAGATGTGTCTTATGTAGACAATGATTTAGGTTTCGGTATACTGCCCTATGCGGATTTACATCGTAAGGGCAGTATAGATCATTTTGATACGAGTCAGCCTTTATTCACTCATGTCAGAGGGGAGATACCGCCACACGTTAAACCGGAAGTTGATCTAGACTTATTTGAAGACTTCCCTGTTGTATTCGCAGGAGACTTACATGCTCATAGTAATACACAAAGAAATATTGTATACCCAGGCAGCCCTATGACTACTTCTTTTCATAGAAGCAAAGTAAAAACAGGATACTTATTTATCAATGAAGAAGACTGGAGTTGGTTCTGGGAACCGTTTAACTTACCTCAACTAATTCGTAAAACAGTAACAAGTAGTGAAGAAATGCTTGCTACTGACTTTGATCATACGATCTATGAAGTAGAAGGGGACATGCAAGATTTAGCAGGAGTAAAGAACTCCGAGTTGTTAGATAAAAAAGTAGTAAAACGAAAGTCAGAAGCATCTCTCATTATGGATAAAGAGATGAGTATACAAGAAGAGCTAGTAGAGTACCTAACTTACATACTAGAAATACACCCTGATAAAATACCAGACATCATAGGAACATACAATGATTACACTACAAACATTGAAATGGGATAACTGCTTTAGCTATGGTGCGGGTAATGAGTTACGTTTAGACGATAATACTGTCACACAGATCCTTGGCACTAACGGTATGGGAAAGTCTTCCATACCGTTAATTATTGAGGAAGTTCTTTATAATAAAAACTCTAAAGGCATTAAGAAAGCAGACATTCCTAATCGTTATGTAAATGACGGTTATAGCATATCTTTGTCGTTCAAGAAAGATGACGACAACTATCAAATCATAGTTAATAGAAAAACAAATATTAAAGTAAAACTCGAAAAGAATGGTACTGATATATCTAGCCATACGGCTACGAATACATATAAGAGTTTGCAGGAAATTCTTGGAGTTGACTTTAAAACCTTTTCGCAGTTAGTATACCAGAATACAAATGCTAGTTTACAGTTTTTGACTGCTACAGATGCAAACCGTAAGAAGTTTCTTATTGATTTACTACACTTAGAAAAGTACGTTGAACTATTTGAAGTATTTAAAAGTGCTTCAAAAGAAGTATCTAGTACGTCTTCTACCATAGCAGGGAAACTTGCAACAGTAGAAAAGTGGTTAGAAACAAATAAATTGAGTGATACCAATATACTACCTATGTTGGATTTACAAATTGATTCGCCTGAAGCTGAAGAAGGTTTGCGTTACTGGACGATACAGAAACTAAAAATGTCCGAAACAAATAAAAAAATTCGAGAGAACATCCAATATAAAGAACTGCTAGATAAGATAGATATTGGCGCAGTGTCTTCTAGTACAGCTACGTGGAGTTCTTATGATGAATTACAAGAGGAGTTAGGTTCTTTGCAAGCAGTCGCTACGGGTGCTCAACGAACTTTGGATAAATTAGAACAAATTTCTGATGAGTGTCCTACTTGTAAGCAACCTATTGATGTTTCTGCAGAGAAAGCGGTTATCGAAGTAGAGATTGCAAATCGTGACGCGGCCCACGCTCAAGCGTTAAAGATTCGTCCTCTAATTCAGAAAATTAAATCGGATAACGCTTTGTTTGAAGTTAAGCAGAAAACAATAAAAAACTGGGAAGAGTTATTTCGTTTATATGATCCTAAACTTCCTGACTACGTCCTTGAAGAAGCCGAGATTGATGCAAGCTTACAACACTGTGAACGTATGGTAGCTGAGAATAAAAGACAGAAAGCAGCAAACTATGTTGAGAACGAGCAGAGAACGCGTAGAAATACACGAATCCAAGTAATACAAGAGCAGACAGCAGAATTTGTGGAGCAGCAAGAAGAGTACGACGGTAAACTAGCAGGCAACCAAAAACTAGAAAACGACTTAGAAGTACTCAAAAAATCCTTTAGCACAAACGGATTGCTGGCGTATAAGATAGAGAACTTAGTTGGAGAGCTAGAAGAGCTAGCGAATGAGTACTTAGCTGAACTATCTGACGGAAGATTTACCTTAGAGTTTGTTGTTTCAAACGATAAACTAAATGTACAGATCACTGATAATGGTAATGTAGTAGATATTCTAGCCCTTTCTTCTGGCGAGTTAGCAAGAGTAAATACTG